TTTTCGCGCTACGCGCTGATGCGATCCGTCCACAGACAAATAACGAAGGCGGCCTGATTGGCTGGGCCGTACGAAAGCGCCGCGGCGAGCGCATCATCTATCGAGAGGCCGATGGCTGGAGCCCTGTGCTGCACCTCAAACTCTATCATCCTTCAGACAGCGTGATGGGGCTTTCCCCGTTGGCAGCGGCGCGCAAGGCGCTGGACCTGCACAATGGCGCGGCGGCCTGGGCGAAGGCGCTGATCGAGAATGCGGCGCGGCCCTCCGGCGCGCTGGTCTATGACGGCGAGGGAGCGGGCCTGACCTCGTCGCAATTTGACCGGTTGAAGGAAGAGCTGGAAAGCGCGCATTCGGGCGCGGCGAACGCCGGGCGTCCATTGCTGCTGGATGGCGGGCTCGACTGGAAGCCGATGTCGCTGTCGCCCGCAGAGATGGATTTTGCGGGAACGCGCCATGCTGCTGCGCGGGAGATCGCGCTCGCTTTCGGGGTGCCACCAATGCTGCTCGGCATCCCGGGCGACAACACCTATGCGACCTATAAGGAAGCGAACCTCGCCTTCTGGCGCCTGACGGTTCTGCCTCTGGTGCACAAGGTGGCCGATGCGTTGAGTGTCTGGCTGTCGGGGCGGTTCGAGGATGTGGAGGTGCGCCCGGACCTTGAGGACGTGCCAGCTTTTTCAGGCGAGCGTGATGCGCTCTGGGCGCGCCTTGAGGCGGCGAGTTTCCTGACCACTGAAGAAAAGCGTGCGCTGGCGGGGCTCAGCCAATGATCGAACGCAAGATAACGGCCGGCTTCGTCCTGGCGCTCGCGCTTCAGACGGGCGGTGCGCTCGTCTGGGCAGGCGCTGCAGCAGAGCGGATTTCAACGCTGGAACAGCGCGCGGATATCGCACGCCCGGTTGCAGAACGACTGGCGCGGGTGGAAGCGCATCTTGAGGCCATCGAGAACCAGCTGGACCGGATTGAAGCCCGGCTCGAGGCGAAGCCATGAAGCCGGCGCCGCTTCTGGTTGAAGGTTATGCGGCCCTGTTTGGCGCGGCTGACCTGTCTGGCGACGTGGTGAGGGCCGGTGCGTTTGCGCGCAGCCTGAGAGCGGGCGCTGTGCCCATGCTTTTGCAGCACCGGTCTGGCGCCATTGCCGGGCGCTGGACGCGCCTTGTTGAGGATGGTCGCGGACTATTCGTCCGGGGGCTGATTGAGGGCGGTACAGCTTCGCGTGCAGTGGCGACGGGTCTCTCAGGTCTCTCCATCGGATTTCGAGTGCGGCTCTGGAAGCCCCGACCCGAAGGCGGGCGGGACCTTATCGACATCGACCTTGTCGAGATATCGCTGGTGGCGTCGCCGATGCAGCCACTCGCCCGGTTCGTACAGATTGGAGGGGCCGCGCAGGCGGCCTGAGGAAGGAGAAAGATGACCAAGGAAACAAAGATGGCCGCCGATGCAGGCACTGCCGCGACAGCTGAAGTGATGGCAGCGTTCGAGGCTTACAAGCAAGCCAATGATGAGCGGCTTGCCGAGATCGAGGCGAAAGGCACGCATGACCCGCTGGTGGATGCAAAGCTGAAGAAGCTCGACCGGCGTCTTGATGAGATCAGCCTGAAAGCGGCGCGCCCTGTTGAGGCCTCTCCGGCAACAACTGGCACGGAGCAGGGCGAGGCCTGGTCGCGCTATTTGCGCAGCGGCGACGAAAGCGGGCTTGCACGGGTCGACGTCAAATCGCTCTCTGCGGGGACGGACGATCAGGGCGGTTATACCGCGCCGCCAGAGCTTGACCGCCTGATCGAGGGAAGGCTGATGCAGGCCTCGCCGATGCGCCAGATTGCAAGTGTGCGCCAGACGACGGCCGGCGTTTATCGCAAGCCTGTCAGCCTCGGTGTTGGTGCGGCCTGGGTTGCTGAAACCGGAGCGCGGGCGCAGACGACGACGGCGGGTCTCAGCCTGCTCGAATTTCCTGCGGGCGAGCTCTATGCCATGCCCGCGGCGACGCAAACGCTGCTGAACGACAGCTATGCCGATGTCGATGCCTGGCTGGCTGATGAGGTCGAGGCGGCCTTTTCCATACAGGAGAGCGCAGCCTTTGTGACAGGTGATGGCGACGGCAAGCCAAGGGGCTTTCTCGACTATGACGTTGTCGCTGAGGCAAGCCATGTCTGGGGCAAGATTGGCTCGGTCGCGGGCGACTTTACGGCCAACGATGCAGGTGACCAGATTATCGACCTTATCCAGACGCCGAAGAGCCAGTACCGGAGCAATGGCCGGTTCGTGATGAACCGCAAGACCGTCGCCGCCGTCCGTAAGCTGAAGGATGCTGATGGCCGCTATCTCTGGCGCCCTGGCATGAATGGTGAGGGCCAGACGATCTTCGGCTATCCAGTCACCGAACTGGAAGACATGCCGGACATCGGCACGGGCAACGCTGCGATCGCGTTTGGCGACTTCCGGCGTGGCTATCTGATCGTTGACCGGCAGGGCGCGCAGGTGCTGCGCGATCCTTATTCGGCCAAGCCATATGTCCTGTTCTACACGACCAAACGTGTGGGAGGCGGCGTCCAGAACTTCGACGCCATCAAGGCCATGGTCTTCTAGCGCGGTCAGCAAAGTCAGCCTGCGAGAGGTCGCAGGCTGATACCGCTCCGCAGGGCGACCACACGCGTCGCCCGTCGGGCAGGCAGCTTTCAATAGATGGAAAACGAATATGACGCTGACGGTTCTCACACCGCCAGACGAAGAGCCTGTGTCTCTTTCAAAGGCAAAACCCTATCTGCGCATCGGGCATGACGGCGAAGATGAGCTGGTGATCTCGCTCATCGCCGGGGCGCGGGCCGCGCTGGAAACGCAGGCCGGGCTGTGCCTGGTCAGCCGCACGCTGCGTTGGAGTTTTGAGGTCTGGCCGCGCGACCTGATGGCGAGGTCAGGGGTCAGGCTGCCCGCCGGTCCTGTCAGCGAACTTGTGTTGGTCCAGAGCTGGGCGGGGGAGGTGGAGACCGACCTGACCAGCCGCTTCGTGCTGGATGGCCAGCGGCTGTGCCTGCGCCCGGGTAGCTGGTTGCCAGCGATAGAGACCGGCGCGCGGGTGGAGGTCGATTTCGTTGCCGGGTTTGGCGGCGCGGCGGATGTGCCAGAGGACCTGTCACTCGCGCTGCTAGTCATGGCGGACGCTGCCTATCGGCGCGGCAGCACCGATGTCGTCGTGTCCGAAGCGGCAGCGGCTCTCATTACGGCGCGTCGCGAGGTGCGGTTATGAGCGCGCCGTCATTCCCTTCAGGCGTTGAGGCAGAGCTTCAGCTTGCCGTGATGGAGGCCCTACGCTGTGACACCGGCGTTCAGGCCTATCTCGGAAATCCTGCGCGGGTCTTCGATGGTGACAGCGATGAGCCCGTCTTTCCCTGCGTCGAACTGGAGCGCCACGATGTGCGCCCCAATGGGAGCGCAGGCCATGCAGGCAGCACTCATACGCTGAGCTTTGGCCTGCGAACCCGAATGGGTGGGCGCGCCGAGGCGATGCGCATCCTGAGCGAGCTGCGCCGGGTGCTGGACGCGTTTTCCTGTGCCGATGACGGGCTGCGAAGCGTGCTGTCCCAGACGCTCTATTGCGACGTGATGCGCACGCCAGACCTCCGGGAGTTTCGCGGTGTCCTCCGGATGCGGATTATTTTGGAAGGGGCGGGCGAATGAGCGGACAAAGAGGACGCGACGTCCTGGTCAAGATCTCTGACGGCGCCTCGCCTGAGGCGTTCACGACGGTGGCAGGCATCCGCACAAGTAGTTTCGATCTCGAACAGAAGAGTGTCGACGCGACGAGCATGGACAGCCCGGGTGGCTGGCGTGAACTGCTCGGCGAGGCAGGGCTGCGTTCCATGCGCGTGCGGGGGCGCGGCCTGTTCAAGGACGCGGCCAGTGACGCGCGCCTGCGGGCGGTGTTCCTGTCCGGGGAGCTCTGCGGCTTCAGGCTTTGCGTGCCGGGTTTTGGAGACTTCATCGGGCCATTCCAGATCGAGCAGCTTGGCTGGGCGGGTAGCTTTGATGGCGAGGCGACCTTCTCGATCGATCTACAAAGCGCCGGGCAGATCACATTTGAGGCAAGCGCATGAACAGCGCGCGTGGAGAGGTGAGCCTGGACGTGGCTGGCGAAAAGCGGATTCTCTG